CCAGTTTTAGCAGCACGAGCAATTGATTCAGCTAGAACTGCTAGAATAAACATATCACGACGAGTTGTGTCGTAACTATTTGTTGAACCACCTACGAACGGCATAATAGAATTCTCCTTTACTTAGAACGCAGAACAAAAATCAACATAATATTCTTTTCCAAGTTCAAATTTTTCTGCAGTTTCTTTTCTCACTAAATTAAAAGCTATAGTTCCGCCTGGTGTATATTTAAAATATTCTTCATTTTCTTTACTACCAGAAATTACTGGTGAAAAACAAAGATAAATTCCCTCAGGTGAAGGAATCTTTGCTGAACAAACAACTTTACATCTCATAGAATTCTCCTTTACTTAGAATACATCTTCGAAAGTTTGTGTTTCAGAACTGCTTTCTTTGAACCTTTTTTTGATTTCATTTTGTTTTCCATCGCGTAATATACCTGTTCACCTTTCTTTGTTCCATATTGTCTTTTCATATTTGTCATCATTGATTGATTAACTGGCATATTAACCTCCAGGCACGCCTTGATTTGCTAATTGATTTTCAAGTTGTGCTTCGGTCGGTGGTTGCATTTGTTCAACTGTTTTTTGATCCAAATTTGTATTTTGACCAGCAGCGAGTTGACCAAGGTTAGCTTTTGCAGATTCAATCATGCCAATCATTTGAAGTTGGGCCATTTCTTGGAAGGCCTTGATTACTGGTTCATTTCTATACCCAATTCGATATGCTGCTTCCCTGATTAAAATAGGATTCATTCCTAATTGTGGATATTTATTGAGAACTGCAAGAAACTCCATGAATGTAACTTTGGATTTTTCATTAACTACTGGACTTAATGATTCAACTTCAATTTCTACTGAAATATCATCAAATCCTTCATCACCTAAATCCTTAATGGGATCTATCAATTTCCATTGGGCTTTTATATCCTCATAATCTTGTCCAAAGGCCCCAATCCTAGTATTGAGTTCTATCCAAATTTTACTTGTCAGTCTTTCTCTGGACTGGAGAAGAACTTCTCTCCCAATAGAACATAGCCACTCTGCAACTACTTCTCTTTCATTTCCTTCTCTAATGTCAGATTTTGCATTAGTTATATTTGCTTGAGTTGCAGTAGTTCTATCAGATTCACCACGAGCTTCAGAAGATGTTCCAGATACAATATTGAATTCGTCTTTAGAGATAATTAAACTTTTCTCACTGACATTATCAATAGATGGATTCTGAACTGGTTGAAGTCCATCCGGTCTCTTTACTGTAATAATAGTTCCATCAGGTCCAGATATTGCTTTATTTTTCTCTTCAGGATCTATCGCTCCTTCCATTGCTTGCCAGAGTCTTTTTGTTCTTCGACGCATTGTTCGAAGTTGTTCTCTGGCTTCATTATATTCATCCTGTGGAGATTTCCAATTAAAGGAAAGAGGAATTGGATACCAACCCTTACGTCGATGACTAAATTTAAGACCAAAGAGTGGAAGACGTTTATAATCCTGCTGGTAAATAATTACATTACCTATTGTAGAAATAATGTTTTGTTTCTTCTGTCTAAGATCCCATACTTTCCAAACCTTAATCATATCTCCTTGCTGTGTTGCGTCTTTCTCATCTGGATCATAAGTCTTGCCCTCTTCATTTCCAGGTGCTACTGAAATTTCATCTGTATGTTTGAATCCTGAATCTTTTGACGTAAGATCTGAGGCACGGACCCAATCATAGTACCCACACCATTCACATTGACTAAGATCCCAGTTTGATCCATAACTAACTCTAAATTGGTGAGCGGGAATTCTACGTATATAAATCCTCTCATTTTCTGGGAGTGGGTATGTATCTCCAATCGTTTCCCCCTTTCCAATGATAATATTTTCTTCATAATCCTCTTTCAATTCTGGATGTTCTGCATTGGGATTCTGTGTCCAATCTGCACAATAACCTACTTCTACTATTCCGAAATAAAAAAAGGAATCAATCATTGCCATTTCACAATTTTCTGCAAATTTCATTGCATTTTGTGAAACTAACGTATTTAACATATCCTGACGCAAACTATTCAACTTCCATGCAAGCTCAGGATCATATGTTTCGAGATGTGGTTTAGAACTTACTTTGAATGCTGGACGTTTAAAGAGAAGTGCTGGTTTCTTTATTTGAATTGTAGAATAAAAAAGATTGGTGACATAAGGTTCATAACCTGAGGATTCGACCCATTGTTTACCTTCATAGTAATCATCCAACTTCTCACATCTAAATCTATGTTTCCAATCATCAAATTGTTTAGTAGAATGACTTATCCTATCAAGCCATCTCTTACCCTGAAATTGTGCGTCGGAGAGTTTCATTCACGGATACCAATTATTTGAGAAGGTTCACCTGTACGAGTTCCCAAAATAAGATTTTGAATCCCCTCTTTATGCAGGATTTCACTCATAATATGCTCTCTTAAATTATTAGGTAACATAGTATCTTTATTTTGTTTTTCCCATTGTTTAATTTTAGTTAATACATTCCTATATTTTTTGGGAATAGCTTTTTTTGTTATGGATTCCTGCAGTGATACAGACCATTTAGTTGGATTTTGAGCCATTGAAGTAAATTCATCTATATCATAATTTCCATATTGTCCTAAAAATCTATTCAAAACTCTTCTATTGGGAACATCATACATACTATCTAAAACATTCATTGTCATACTTGGTTTATCCAAAAGTTTATGAGGAGTCATTGAACCCTTAACTGCTCCAAGTATTTCCTCCCAAGAAGATGAAAGTACATTAGGTGAAAAATATTTCAATTTTGGATTCCCCTTAGCATATTCCATATAAGGAGATTCTGCTCTCATTACATTGAGAGTTTCAGGATTTACACCAAATTTATTTAGGAGAAGTCTCTTCAATCTAGGTATATTTTTTGCAGCAGCTAACGAAAGCAATCCTGCTAATGCTGGAGCTTCTTTAGCTACTTTCAATCCCTTTGCTTCAATTGCAAGTGGTGGAAATCCTTGACTTGCATCAAGAAAATCATTAACCCCTTGAGAAAGATTTTCTGCATAGAATTTCTTTAATGAATCAGCTAATCCTTTTGTATTGAGAACTGACATTATGCACTAGGACAAGGTACAGTTGTTTTCTTTGAGAAAAAATAAATCCCGCATACAGAACAAACATTTACGTGCATACATGAATAAACAATTGGAACCAATGTTTCTGGCTTTTCTGAAACAACTGGATAATGCGCTTTCAATGGATCAAGATATGTAAAATTCTGACAAATAGGACATTGTGGACTTAATGTTCTCACAGAAGGCTGTTGTGAGAATAAGCTTAATCCAAGAAAAGATCTTCTTGATGGCATAATTAAGAAACCATAACTGGAAATCTTCGTCTGCAATTATTCTTTAAAAAACATTTTATTCCTGGGTGTCCTTGTATCTCAGTAAAGTAAGTATAATTTAAATCTCTCACCAGTGATTTAAGATGCTGACGCTGAGATTTCGAAAGACTGTTACGTCTTATTCGTTTCTTCAATGTACTAACTCTCCATACATATTCTTTTTCTGCATTGATGCAATGGCCAAAATTCTATTTCTCACAGCCATAAATGAACGAGTTTTATATTGAGGGGCAGGAGATTCACGATTCATTAAGTGAGTTGCGCAATGATATCTCACCGTATCGTATGAATGGTCTGAGACGGATTCCTCTCGTTCATCGGAATATATTTTCTTTCCATTGATTTCAGCAAGGAGTTTCTTTTTTTGCGAATTTGTTTCACGGATAGCATGGTAAAGACCATTTGGATAATCGGGTGTTTGTTTAATGAAATATATCTTGGGAGCCCCTTTAATTCCTGTAACTGGATGTTCAATTTCAGGATGTATTCGAAGTAATTCATTGATTCTATTTCTTGTGGCAAGTTCGTTATTATCTCCGGGAATCCAAGCTATTGATGGAGCATCACATAATTTAGAATCCATGTATTCATCGGCCGTAGTCCAAAATCCACCATATTTTTCTTGCGTCTTTTTGAAAATTGCTGGATCTGCTATATTTTGGGAATAAATTTCATCTCCACTGAGTTCATGAACTGCTTTTCTATGTTGGGAAACCACTTTATTGGGTTGATAATATTCCCTATATCCCACATAAATACCCTTTTTAGAAGCCCACCAAGTACAGCAAGTTGGAGCAGTTGATCCGTGATCTAAAACTCTCATCAAGTTTGCATCTTTAATGAAATTTTTGACCCAGGAATCATCTACATCCAAAATTGAGAGCTTATCAATTGAATGAATTGCACCCTCTCCACGAGAGACCTTTCCATGAACATATCTTTGTACCCATTCTGCATCTCGTGATAGCATTGCCTGCAGCGTTTCAGGTGGCATTGCTTTATTTTCAAAAGATGCCGACTCAAAGTATTGATGTGTTTCTTTATAAGTTTCATAATCGGAGCCTAATACTGGATGATACCGTTGAACTATATAATTAAATTCACCTTCATCTGGTGGATTAAGCAGAGACATCATATAAGCAGGCGCCATTGGTCGTCCAGTGAATTCATTCTTTGGCCAATTTGAATTCGTTTTTAGTAAATCATTAGGAACTTCAACTTCATCCCATCTTCCAACACGTGAATCAAGCGTAAGATAAACCTGCTCAGTAATTTCTTCAGCTTGATCCACAATCGCTGCATTAATTTCAAGAGATCGCAATGCACCTTCATCATAATCATCAAAATGCATAAAATAAACTCTAGAACCATTAATGAGATCAACAATACCAGCCGAGTCAACACGTTTTCCCCCATAATTTTCATCATATAATTCTTTGGGGCAGACTTTGAAGAATGTTTGTATAGTTGTACGACGTAGTTCTGTAGCGGAAAATCTACCTATAGCAATTCTATATCCTGGAAATTTACAGAGAAGTGCGAGTGCTTTCTGACAAGCTGTGTATGTTTTTCCTGCTCCGTAACCTGAACACCATGCAAGATTTCTTTTATGTGCAATAAAAAAAGATTCGGCAATGCTAGATGAAAATTTAAAACTCAACGAGATTTGATTAGATGAAATCATCTAGTCATGCCACAACTCTCGGCCCTTCACTACGTTGAATCATTTCTTTTTTGTCAAGAAGTTCTTGAAGATCCTCTTCCCATACATAAACATAAATAAATTGAAGATTATTCTTGGTGCAATATTCTCGGCCTAATGCTATTGCGGATTCCATATCTTTGGATCGAAAATGAACTCGTTGTGCAGGACCCCCTTTTTTATATGTCAACTCAAAAAGACGAGTTCTTTCAACTAATGATGGAATACCCGGTGAAACAGGAGTCAATGGAATTACTGACATAATGGTTTACTCATTTCTTCTAAGGATTTAATTTCACGAGGAGGAGCAAACATATTTAAAGTCTGCTCAGTAGATGAATTAATTTGAAAAATAATAGTAGGAGCTTGTGTTACTGGATCTTTCTCACGAAGATCAATTCCCTTTCCTGCAAGGGCCATTTTAATAGCTTCTAGTTTAGTTCTTTCCTTGCCTGAATAAATGAGCATTGCTAATTGCGAGGCAAGTTCATTTACTGAAATTCCTTGTGCATCGAGTGCTTTATCAAACTCTTCTATTTTTGTGTATATTCCTTCTTTTTCGAGAACTGATGTAACTGCTCTCTCAATTGAAGAATTTAGATTGATGGGAAGGGGCATATTATTGCACAAGAGTTGCAGGTTTTGAATTTAGAACTTGTACTTCCGAAACTAATATTTCAGAAATCGGCCCAAATGTAATTGGAATAGCCATGAAAAGAATTTCCTGCCATTCTGAACCTGTAACTTGAGGACCTGGAATTGATTGAAGGTCCATTTTCATAAGGATTGAAGTTGTATTTACATTTGGAGATTTTACTTCTATTTGATAAGAACGAACTCCTTCTTTAGGAAGACATGCAACCCAAATTCTGGTCATAAAAACTGGCCGAATTGGCATTGCGGAAAAGGCTGTATTATCCTGTTTGAGAATAAAAGAGATGCATTGATGAGGTGGTAATTCAACCTGAGCAATGCAAGGAAGGGCCAGAGTCAAACTAAGAAGTAGTTTTTTCATTGAAGTTCCCAAGAATCTAGTTTCACCAATTAATTCACCTGCATTCTCCCCATGCATTAAGAGTTCTGAATTGGTTTCTTGCAATCTTCAATACTTGGAGAGTTATTTAATCTCTCTCTGGCCGTTTCTTCATTAGCCATCTCTTGTATCGCTAATTCTAGCATTACGAAGGAAGCCTCCGATGAATTCAACCGTGGACTTGACTCCATCGACTTTTCCTGAAAGTTCTGCAACATTTTCACATACCTCAGTTAATGATTTTCTAAATTCAATGAAGTCATCTTTGTAAGGGCAAGTCATATGCTGATTGGGACAATGTAAATCGATTTGGGCCACGTGCTCATTTCTTTCTTTCGACTCTCTTAATTCAAGAGTTTCAATGGTTTTTTCTTTCTGCCCAAAATAACGGCCTACTCCCAGAATAACCGTAATAGTAGTTATTGATGATCCAATAATAAGCAAAGCATCTTTTAAATTGTCCATTTAATTAATTGAAATTCAGCATTGCCGGTGTCGAGTCTATCATGGTTTCGTCATCCTGTCAAGACTTTAATTCCCTTTAAAATCAATGATATCCCACATCCTAATGAAACCTAATGATTCCTTTTGAAATTTTGGGAAATTTTTATGGCAGAATTTGATTTGTTTTTATAATTAAAGAAGGTTTGCATGAAAGATTTTACCTGTGGTTTTGGTTGTGTTTGTTATTTCATTGGGGAGTACGGGTGGCGTTCTTTCATGACTTGTACATAAAGTATCAGTGTCTCAACCCCGCGCTTCGGATATTCAGGTATTAATATCTTAATATCCTAATATCTCTTTCTATCACTGGACACGTGGCATTTCGGATAAACAGGTATTAATATCCCATTATCATATACTCGTGCATTTCGGATAAACAGATCTGAAACTCCTAAACTATGAATAAATGATATTCGGATATTAAACTCTCAAGAGTTTAAGACCTGAATATCTGAAATAGATGCAAAAGAAAAGGTCGATTCCTGAACTAACGAATCGACCCATGTTCAGAACTAATCATATATCCCGATGTTCAAATTCCTCCTGTGAGCATCAATGCACATCCGCAAGAAGTTACACCTGCTGTCTATTGTTTCTGTCATGTTGTTATCGTCATACCGTAGAAACTGTTCCACGGAATGCAAAAACATTTGAAGGTCATTCTCACTCATTGTTAATCCTCTTCCCTAATCCAAACCATTCATGATGTGGCTCGATCCTGATTGAACCGAGTCACATTGTAGAATGGTCTAGCTTGCCGGCGTCTCAGCAGGAACTTCCAGCTCCTTCTCTTCTAGCTCCTTCTCTTCTGGCTTGAAAATGTCAGTCAATCCATACTGATAGCTCTTCGTGGATTCTGTGCGAAAATTTGCGTCCTTCGACTTGCAGAAAGCCAACGCTTTTTCTTTCGCCACATCAACTGACGTCCCGAGAGAAATAGCCATATCTTCCATGTTCTCCAATAGTTTCTGATTGATCTCCAAAGTGCTGGATTCGTTCTTAACCTCCTGTCTCAGAAGATAACCAGTCCGTGCAGCGAAGAACGCCTTAACTGCGACGCCGGTTTGTTCAGCGGTCAGTGAATTTTTGGCAGGGTCCGGAAAAATAACCGTGTACTCTACCTTGTCAATCTTGCGTGTTTCAGTGCGATTTTCCATTTTGGGTTCCATGCGGGCAACATTCTCAGGACTGGGCTCGTATACCGTACCTGAATCTACAACATTGGTGGGTTCGGTCGTAGCATCGTCAACCGGACCATTCAGAGCTTTCTGGCTCATTGAGGATTTGTGTCGTGCCATGATTAAGGATACTACCGATCACCCACAATGTCAAAGGAAAAATGAAGCCTAACCCATCTTTTTTCGACCCTATCTCTCATTTTTTCATACTGGATTACTTTTCAAGTATAAATTGAGAGATTCCTAAATTGATGAATAACCTAATGAAACCTAATGGGTTTTAGGAATAACTTAATCGGTCCCATTATCGGACACTACACTTAAGTCCTTTAGTATCAACAAGATCCATTTTACGCAATTTTAGGGCCTTATTAAAAAATGTAAGGTCGAAAATGTAAGGTCTTTGGTATCATGGGTTTAGCTTTGAAACACTCCCGGCCATCTCAGGACATCAAAATACATTAGGTTTTCATATTAACAAACCTTCATGATTCCCCTAACTCACTGATACCAAAGGACATCATTGCATTGAATCCTAATGATTTCTAAGAATGTTACAATTCAATCATTAGAATAACTTAAGTCTTTTGGTATCAATGAGTTAACAGAGTATATTCGCAAATCCGAATAAACTATTTTATGACCTAGACTATCGACATTGCATTAGGTTTCATTAGGTTTCAAAGGGGGATGTGGTTTGTTTTCTATATCTTATATAAATATTAAAAAAAATTAATATAAAACAACGAACCCCCCCTGTGGTAAAAAAGACACAGTGTGTCTAAATTGCAAGTCGTTGATTCTAAAGCCTTTAACCTTTTACTCTCACTGAACAGGACAAACAGGTATTAAACTCCTAATATCTAACCTATTGATTCTAAAGGACTTATAATCCTTGACTTTTGAACCAGTTCTGATATAATGACTCTAGGACTGCCAAATGAGCCAAAAAGGACCAAATTCTCAGGAAATACCACTTAGATTCTCGATTGGTTCAGTTATTGGAATCTCTTTTCTGATTCTGGTCCTTTTTCAGTTCATCGAAACATGGATTCAATGGATGGAGAAGTGACAATATGCAATGCGATGAATGTCATTTAGAAACTCGCAAATTAAGCAAACTCTCTTGTGGTCTTTCCCTCTGTGATTCTTGCACAAAGAATCATTGGGAAGCACAGAAAACTCACAAACCGGCCGTTCTCTCACCTGATAAGGGATTTAAACAAACAACAAATCTGCGAGATATTCTCCATTCAGGTAAGTCAAAAGTCACTCCGGAATTAACAGAATCCCTCCGTAAACTCCCTTTTTCTGAAGTACAAGAGATTATTCTGAATGCTGTAGCAGTTCTTACAGCAGCTACTTCAGTTTATGGTGATAAATGGATCGCAGAATCTCTCAAACAGCAGCATGAACTCGCAGAACAACAAAAGATTATTGTTGCTGAATGGAGAGAAAAACAACGTATTTCCGAACGAGAAAAGCTCTCCAAATCTCTTCGTGGTACTGAAAAGAAACATTACCAAAAAACAGGAGTGACGATAGAGGAAATGGTTCAGGAATTTGCAGAACGACTCAAAGGGGAATTTACGAAATGACCATCTCTTTGAAATATCGACATATCAGAATCCAAGTCGGAAATGTAGCATATGGAATTGGATTCAAAGGACCCTTTCAATCTCCATACATCATGATATGGAAAGAATATCTCACAGCTTACAATCAAGTGGGATTTGCAGAAGTGATATTCTCCAGTCATTAATACCATGACTTCATGCACGGTCATTTCATAAGCTCGTGCATGAAGATGATGATGTTAATGAAAAAAAGGACCGACAATGAAACTCAAAGCCAGAGTATATGTGAGTTATGATGATGAGGGAAAAACTCTCTTTGAATGGGTTGAAATTGAACTCCCCACAGAACCATTTTCTTCCATCGACAATTGCTGGCAATGGATTCGTAGAATATGGCCGAATGCTCAGATCAGAATAGAATGGACTTATGTTGAATAAATGTTTAGTTGCAAAACGAATTAGTTTCAATTTAGAAAAAGATTTTGGTTATCCGGATGTATTGAAATATAAGAGGGAAGGGGAAATGATACCAACAGAATTATATTATCATCTTCTCACTTGTACAGAATGTGAACTCCCAGATTTCATGAGGAGAGAAAAAATCAACGATGCTTCGACGAATACTTGAATATTGTCCTGAACTCAGATACAAACTTTCCTTGAATGAAACAGGAGATCAAGTTTGTGGAGGAGAAGTTTGTGGCAAAGAATTACAAATCGTCCAAGAATGTGAACTCCTCGATGATGGAGAAGAAACAGGATATCTCTATCAGATATTCAAGTGCGGACATTCAAGAGAAATCAAAAAAGAAGTATGGAAATCTCGATCAGAACGAAATATTCTCTGGGATAGATTACTCACCTTTCAAAAAAGATCAGTCGAGTTCACAGAACATTCTGGCTTTAGAGTACTTCTTGCTCATGAAATGGGACTAGGTAAAACAATCATTGCAAATTCTGTACTTCGAGAAAATGCGGATAAAATGCTTCCATGTCTCATTGTAATTCAACCAGGAGATATTTATAGATGGCAAGAGGAATGCCTTCGATGGTTCGGTTTAGAATTTGGTCAATCATTTGACGTATTTGAAATGATGCCTCAGATATACCAAAATTCCAAACAGAAACTCTCCCCGATTTCTAAAGTCATCATTGTTCCATGGACCAGAATTGGAGAACCTGCTTTCATTAAACAGGTTTCCACATTCAATTATCGCTCCATGATTGTAGATGAATCTCACATGTACAAAAGTGAAACATCTTCAAGAACTGCAAATCTCCAAGAGTTAGTTCGCATTATGGATCGAAAAGGACGGGAGAATGGAAATGGAAGGGGATCAGTAATTTTCCTCTCAGGAACTCCAATTGTCAATCACGTTAGAGAATTTTATACAACTCTCAATGTGCTTGATCCACAGTATTTTTCTGGCCCTCACGTAATTGAGAATATGTGTTTGAAAAATTCAAAAGGTAAAGCTCTCACAATTTCACCGTGGTGGAGAGATAAATTCTTTCAACGCATTGATAAATATGTTTTGCGAATGACAAAGGATGAGGTTAAGATTCCTCTTCCCAAACTTCAGCAACATCGACAATGGTTTCATCCATCAGAATGGGAATCAAACAAACAGTTTATTGCAGAATATAACAAGATTCTTGATGAACTTGAGAGAGAAATAACCTCAGCTCATCCAACGACCGGATGTATTATTGGATTCATGTCTCAATTACGTCGCTGCACAGGAATGATGAAAACTCTCAATGCAGCGGAATTGATTCATGAATTTATGTTAAATACTGCACCTGATGAAAAACTCTGTGTTGGAGTTCATCATGTCAGTGTTCGTGAATGGTTATGCAAATTACTAGCACATTGGAATCCACTTTCAATGTCGGATGAAAGACCGGAGATAAAAGATGAAATCGAACGAAAATTTAGAAATGGATCAAGACTCCTCATCGCATCTATCATTTCAGCTGGACAGGGTAGAAATTTACAATTTTGTAAGAATGCTATCATTCTTGAAAGACAGTGGAATAAAGCACGTGAGGATCAGTTTGAACAAAGATTCCACAGAATTAAAACTGACAAGTTTGGAAGAATCATCGAAAAATTTGGTGAAGAAGATACAGTTAACATTGACTATTTAATGGCTCGTGACTCATTTGACGAGTATTTTGATGAGCTTGTACATTTAAAAGGCCTGATTGTGGATTCGGCTGATCCAGACATTGAGGATCTTCCGGAAGAGGATTTCATTCTTGATTTGGCAAAAAAAGTAGTCATGAAAAGAATGCAATACGTGGGAGCATAAATAATGTCCATCAACACGGAAACATACGTAAAATTGCAGTATGATGATTACAAAATCATTGAAACTGTAATGAATGAAGTGGAAACACTGAATGCAGACGAAACTTTGGTCCTTTCCAAAGTTAAGAAAATCATTCAGTTGATGAAAACAAAGTATGACAAGATGAAAGAACAATCACAGGAGATTATCAATGACAACGAATGAAATTATCAATGAAATAGTAGAAAAGGGTCGATTTGTGCATTCTCCTGCTAAATGGGATCAAGAAACAAATACTTCCCTAAGTGAATTACTTGAACTCAAAATCATTATGCAATCCACAACATTACAAATGAATCAGGAATACATTTATGTTGCAAAATGAAGATAAGATCATCGACAAAATCAAGAAACTTTTAGCCCTTGCATCCAGTCCTAATGAAGCAGAAGCCAAATCTGCAATGAATAAAGCTCAACAATTAATAGCCGATTACTGCATTCAGGAACATAAACTCTACCAGAATGCAAATTTCGGCCCTCAAATTGTAATGACTGAGCTTTATAATCCTCCATTCAATCCTTCACGTGGACTTCAAAAAGCTCTTCCGTGGATTACTTCAGCATTGGCTCCCATGTTTGGTTGTCACATTTTAGTTTGTGGAACCAAGCCAGTAATTTATGGATTTAAAACTAACATTGAAGTACTCAAATATGGGCTGGATTCCATTTTAAATCAAGCCAAAATAGATTATCAAAATGGATATCGAATTCACCGAACAATCTCATTTGATGAAACATTTTGGTCGGCATTCTCAACTACTTTAAACAATAGATTCAGAGAAAATATAAATCAATCTAATGGATTAGTAATTTATGATCCAGTTCATGCAAAAGCACAGACAAATTCAGAAGGATCATTTGATTCTCAATCAGGGACCTCTTCCCATTCTGGAACATTGGCCGGTCAAGAATCTGGTCAAAACATAAATTTAGTATCAGGAATTCAATCTGGAAATCAAGGAAAATTACTAAAATGACTACTCCAGAAAAAGCTTTTAACGAAACTCTAAGTCTGTTCTGCAAGTGTGAAAATACAGCTTTTGGAAATCCAGCAGAACTCTTACGTTTATTAATGAACGAAGTTGAAGATCCTGAATTCATTAATGAACTATGTAAATTTTCAGAATCTTGTGCTGAAACAGGTAAACCAATAGTATTAGAATTTGTTCATGGAGTTATTTTCTATCAACAATATCTCAAATTTAAGCAAATCATGGAACTTGAAGAATGGAATAAGGAATTCAATAAGGAATCCAATGGATAAAATGTGGAAAGTAGTATATCAATCAAGAGATTCTATGGGAAATTGGAATATGGTTGTGGATAGATATACTGTATTGAGTGAATTGTTAATGGATCATGTAAAATTATTGAGAGCACAGCCAAATATTTTCAGAAATGTAAGAATTTATGAATCTATATTAGATTGGAAAGAAATTGATGTCTAAATTTACACTTATCCTCAATAGCCATTCTCTCACATATTTTCAACAATGCGAAGAACTGTATAAATTTAAGGCCCTTTTATCAATTCGTCCTAGTGCAGAGAAAAAAGCATTACTTAAGGGATCTCTTATTTCACGAATGCTTGCAAACTACTACTATCGCAAGATGAAAGGAAAGAACATACTTGTTCCGCTCAATCCCTTCATGACTGTAAATTTAGCACAGAAACTTCTCAAATTTTCATTTGAAGAAGCCAAAGAATTTGCAGTTGTGATGATGGCATATCATAAAGAATACAAGGACAAAGATTGGAAAGATATATTAGCAGTAGAACGTGGATTTAGTAAGCTATTATATGAGGATGAAAATAATCTCTTTGTATATGAAGGACGACCAGATTTAATTTGTAAAGGCAGAAATCAGAAAATTGGAATTGACCATAAACATCAATCTATGAAGTACAGTATATATGAGCACAATAATCAAGCCATTGGATATTGCTGGGGATTAGAATTAGATCATTTCATCTACAACTATATCAAATTCACAAAGGATGATTGGTTCCGTCGAACAGTTCACAAATTCACCCCCTCCCAAATCGACCAATGGAAAAATGACACAATTGAATGGTTCTTTCGAATTAAGAGATCAATCAGCAATCGTAGTTTCATTCGCAATCGTTCAGCTTGCCAATCCAAGTTTGGCATTTGTGAATACCATGAAATTTGTGAACAACCCTCCCAAGTAGCAAAGGATTGGATTATTAAAAGTAAGTTTGTACAATTGAAACAGTACAGGAGTTGGTAAAGGAGAAACCATGTTCGAACTTGCAGTAATACTCATTGGAATCTATATAGCATTTAAAATTCTATGGTTCTTATTTTTGTTGTTTTGTTCTTGGTAATTCACACATGGAAGAACCACAAGCTAACGAAGTAATTGGAAGAATAAAATCAACTTCCATCGAAACTAGACTCACTGCAATTGTCGAAGCCAAAACTATGTTTATTGGTTTCTTCAAGCCGGATGATTCACTTGCAGAATGGGCTAAAAAAGCAATTATTGTTGAAACATTTTATAATCTCATTAGGGAAGAACTTCGTCAATCCCATGTAAGAATTGGCCATAAGCGGGATGAATCTGCTGATGTGAAAATGGCCAAATCCTCAACTCCTGCAAAAAAGAAAGCAGTTTCATCACCTAAGACTGCTGACTTTGCATCAATGGCAAATGAATTTGCTAATTTCTTGAAAGGACCAACATCGTGACAAATCCAGAAATCTTAGTAAAAGAGAATTTCGTAAAATTAATTGAAGAAAGATTGTCAATAGATTCAATGGAAGCAACTATTGGATGTATGAGAGAAGCATGTGATAATTTTAATGAACAATATACTGATATTAGATTAAAAAAACATATAAAAACAATACGTGCTCTCCTGACTCAAGCAGCATTAGAAGCAAGAGGACTTTAGGATGATCACTGTCCACCTTCACGGATGGAGAAAATTCGGAGTCTCCACCAAGAAAATTTTCGTTTGTTGTACGTCTCCTACTTGTTTTGTCATGCGACCTTGGCAATACATAATTGGACGATATGCAATTTGTACGAAATGTTTCGAAAAGTACATCGTTCTACAATATCAAAAGAATCAAACTGAACTTCAATGTCATAAATGTACTAAACGGCCATTATCACAAGATGAAATTTTCCTCTTGACACGATTAGAAGAAGAAGGAAAAAAGGATGAATTTCTCAAATTAGTTATGCATGTAAATGAATTAGAATCAAAACAGAAACAAATGGAATTGGTCCTTCCCCCAACTGATGAAATTAAAGATTCATTTCAGGAACCAGGAATAGCCATTGAACCCATTGATCAAATTCCATCAATCGACATTATTTTAGCAGATCCTGCAAGGGGAATGACTCAAGAACAGGAAGCCGAATTAACTCGGAGATTACAAAAGAAATTAGAGAAACTGATGGAGGGAAAACAATGACACTTTGGATCAGTTTTTTAATTCTAAGGACACTTTTATTTATTCTCGAAAAAGAAATGGGAATAAATTCTAGTTACAATAAATTAGAAATTTTAAGAGATAACATTACTAGTGAATTGGTAAGAATAGAAGAGGAAATACGTGGCTAATGCTCTTGATTTATTCACAATTGATGGAGAAGAACTAAAACCTAAGTTAGATAAAGGTTTTGTTGCTCTCTTTGTTGGTCGTTCAGGTTCTGGTAAAGATTGTGCTCAATGGAGTTTTCCAGGACCAAGTTATACATTTGATATTGACAATCGTATAAGGGGAGGGCTTAGTTCTTTGGCTTGGTTGGGAAAGGAACGTATCTCCAAAGTTGATTTTGACTTTTATAATCCCAAAGATGGATTTGAAGCAATTGATAATAAGGGATCAATAATTCTCATAGACGCACAACAGAGAAAATGCAAATACAAAAGTATTTTTGTTAATTCTGTTGGTTCTCTGGCCGCTATGTTAGCTCGGGATTCCCTAAGATTACGTGGACAGGAAGGAAAATTTGAAGGAAAAGTTCGTGGTAAAGTCAAATTCCTTCATCCAGATGATTATAATTATGTATCCACCGCATTTAGAATCTTGATGTTTGAATGGGTAATGCCATTGGCCGAAGTAGGAATCAATGTCATTTTCTCAGCTTGGGTAACTAATCTCTGGGGGAAAAAACAAGGATCAAGTGATTATGCACCTTCCGAAGTAATTGGGGAAAGATTGGCGGGAGCAAGTCAAAATCTTGCAGAAGAAATTCCTGGTTACTTTGATGAAGTTTACCGTTTTTACAAAGAGGAAAATCCAATTGTATCACAGGGTCCAAAACACTTTGCTGAATTCACAGGTGGTTTTGCAAAATCGGCCCTTGGATTACCTCCTGGAAAGTTCGAAATCACTGGAAAAAATTTCTATGAATTTCTGATTTCGAAGCTGAATGAAAAGAAAGTTGAGAAGAAAGTTGAGGTAAAGAAGTGATTCATGCACGAAAAGACTACAATCGTATTCAAGATCCATTCGTAGAAAAAGGAAAGGGAATTCCTAAGGATGAACCTGTTTTTCTTCTACGAGCACAGGATTCTCTTTTTATTCCTATGCTTACGGTTTATGCAGCAATGGCCGAAGCATCAGGTCATGATCATAAATTCGTGCAAACAGTTATTGCACACAGAGAACTGGCTAAATTATGGCCAGTTAGAAAACAATCGGATCTTTGATGGCAGATCATAACGAAATTAAAAAAGATCTTGTAGAACTTTGCAAAAAATATTCCATTCAAATCAGTACCAATGAAGATGAACCCCAAACTGATATTGTGGATAAAGAAACAGGAGAAGTAATTTTTTCATTCAGTTTAATTACTGAAGAAAAAGTTTTTTATTAAACAAACGACATGCCAATTCTATTCACTGCTGAAATTATTTCCGCGACAAAGCAAATGTCTGCGGGATGGACTTTTCTTGAATTTAAGGAGTTCAAAAAGAAACCACATAAAGGTAGTCCTGGAGTTTTGGATTACGTTTTTGCATTTGAGTGTATTGCTGGTCCTGGTAATACTGAAGAAAATAAGGGACGTGCATTTGCTGTTGTAGTTTATGGAAATGCACTTTCTTCAGGTGTTACAGAAGCCGCCAATACATTGGTCGGTTTAACAATCGCTCTTCTTAAATGTACTGCTGATGAACTCATTGGCAAAGAAGTAGAGTACGAAAAGATGGCAGGCACCAAAATTTGGTGTGAAATTAAGGATGAACCTTATGAAGGTCGAATCCTAAAGAAGGCCAATTGTTTTGCACCGGATGATGTAGTTCCCTTTTAATACTTAGGGAGAGTTTCACGGGCGATAACTTATAAAACGGCCTGGATTGTTACCGATTCTGTTCCGCAATGTTAAATCATGAATCGGAGAAAGAAAATCAAATGGACATCAATATTCATCTTGCTGATAAAATTAAATCAACTAATATTCAATCAACTAATATTCAATTAAATGTCGATACCCCTGATAGAAGATTTATTAATTGGGTTGAAGTTAGATATTCAAGTTTTGATCTAACTATTTTTACAAAAACTCCTGAACAAGCTGAAAAACTTGCTGAAGCTTTTGAGTTCATGAGGGAGATTCCAAATGCCACTTAACATGAATGAAGTTCTTTCTAAGTCTTTTTATGTCTCTACTGGAAAAACTCTTAAACTTGAGATTCGGCCGGAGACATCTCTCGAACGAGCAGTTCAAGATGCAAGAGTTTATCTTGAAACTACTAATTGTGACCATTCTCGAATTGAATTCAAATTTGGTCATTGTTATATTGTTATTGCGAAACTGAGAAACTAATGTCTTGAGACACAGAAATGAAATTTGATCTTCTAGAAAACATAACCATTATTCTTCTAAGTCTTGTGATAATTCTTTGGTGGTTTAAATTTGAAAAAGGAAAGTAATTTGGAACTCTTTGTAAGTTCTAAAATAAAACCAGAAGGAACAACATTTCTTCAGAAATTCTTACAGAAAATGGTTAATAGATTCTTTATTGGATTTTTAAGATATGCTGGCCCTCATGGAAAACAGCTCTATTTATCTCGTCTTCAAAAAGAACTCAAAGCTTATAAAAGGACCGGAAATCAGGAGAATTTAATCAATGTAGCAGTATATTGTGTTCTTGAATCCATTGCTCCAGAACACCCAAAACATCATCATAATGAAATTGTGGATTCTGTGACAAGAAAGCAGTATGGAGGAAATGTGGAATGAAACTTAAATTCATGAGAGTAGATTATAGCAGTTCATTGGGGAGATCATCAATCTGGTTTAGAGATCAATTTGGACAACCAAGATTTTTTGATCTTCCAGGTAAAATAAATGAAAAATATGCACAAGAACTTCTAAATGAAGTAGAAAGGCTGTTTCTTTACAATGTTAACTCAATCTCAAGTTAAGGAAATAAAAAAAAGTGAAGAATACCAGCATGCATTCCAGATAGCTTTAAGTATTCATCAAAAAGAACATGAATCTCAAGCTATTCATTTTAGAAATTGTGAGGAATGTAAATCAGGTTTTACTCTCTTATTTATAAAAGATTTGAAAAACTTGAGAGGGAATCAACATGAAAGTTAACTTTCAATTTAACGATCAAAACAAAGTTGTGCTTACTCCCGAAAGTCCAAGAGAGGTACAGCTAATTAAATTAGCATTTCTGAATGAAAGAACCAAGCCATATTTGGACTTTCACATTTCAGAGGGTGCAGAAATCACATTGATTCTAGTAGAATCCAGACACGCTAGAGTTGGAGAACCAAAAGATATTATAATTAGGGAACATGAGAAAACCTAAAATTGCATCTTCAAAAGAAAAAGCTCAAGAATTGGCCCTTGAGTGCATTAATTCACAAGATTGGCGTATCCAATTTCTTGCCTTCTACTATTTACAGTTCTATATGCAACCCAGAGAAATAATGAAATTCCTTAATGTACGACCATCATGGGTTAATAACCATATAGCTGCACTCAAGAAACTACGAAAAGAACCAAAACTAATTCGGTTAGAGTCATTGAAGGCAGTTTTAGAAACTGATCAATTTAAGTTAAACGAGTTATTGGAAAAGATGAAAGAAAATGAACTCCATCTCAGCAACCGGCCCACCTTCTGATATTATGATAGTCGGAGATTATCCCACCGAAGAAGAAAATACTCGTGGTGTAGCTTTTGAAGGAGGGATAAGACGATTTACAAATACACTTTTATCACCTTATAAATGGAAGGTTGAGAATTCCTACTGTACTCATTTTATCAAGGTTCCAATTCCAGGCTTTAAATCTAAAATTGCTAAAGTAAAAAAGGAGGCTTTAGCAAAGGTATTCGAATTACAAAACTGGAAACATATCATCAAGGAAGAAATAGCAGCAGTTAAACCAAAAGTAATTCTATCTTTTGGAGAATTGGCACTTACTGGAATTACTGCAGAAAAATCTATTCATAAGCACAGGGGATCAATTCTTCACATAGATCCTTCATTAACTGAACTTCCAATAAATGTAGTTCCATGTCTCTCAATGCGGGATATAATGGAACAAAATGAGATACCCTACTCCTATACTCAATGGGATATTGGAAAAGTATTCGAATTACGAAAACTAAATTCCTTGTTCCAACCAAAAGAATTAGTTTGGATAGTTAGAACTCCTGGAGAATTATCTAAATGGTGGGAACGAGGAAAAGAAGGTCGATTCCTAACTTTAGACATTGAAACTCATCATGGCTTTATTACTTGTATAAGTTTCTGTCATGATGGATATGAAGCAATTTCAGTACCACTTCTTGTTGGTAATTCAATGGATGGTCATAGTAGAGGATATTTGTATAAACTTATTGATGAAATTCTAAAATCTAAACTTCCCAAGATAAATCAGAATATCAAATATGATTGGTCAGTTCTACAGCAATGGGGATTTGATATTCATAATATTATTGGTGATACAATGTTGATGCAGTCAACTATTTATCCTGAATTACCCAAGGGCCTAGATTTTCTTTGTTCCATATATTCAGATCAGCCATATTACAAAGATGAAGGTAAAGAATATGATCCAAAAATTCATTCAGCAGATAAACTTCTAATTTACAATGCCAAAGATGCCTTAGTGGCTTGGCAAACTTGGGATAAACAGTTAAATGATGCACATACACAAGGTGTGAAAGTTTTCTTTTTCAAGAATGTAATGCCAGCATTCTTTACATTTAAGAAAATGGAAGAAAGAGGAATTAGAGTAGATGACCAAGAAAGAAAGAAACTCCTCAATAAATACAGGCCACTTTTCGAAGAAAATTGTACAATTATCAATCTTATCGCTGGAGAAAGAATCAACCCTCTCTCTCCTGCACAAGTTGGAAAGTTCGTCTATGATATACTTAAATGTCCTAAACATTCTCATACAACGGATTCCGGGAAACAAGCCTACGATACCGGAGAAGATACTATTGAGGAAATATATATTAATGAAATCACAGATACAGGAATTAAGGAAGTTCTTAAACGATTAATTTTTGCTCGTAAGTTGGGAAAAGTAATTCAATTTCTTGTAAATCCGATCTCTCCTGATGGAAGAATGCGAAGTTCTTTTCGTCTTGGATGGGCAAAAACAGGTAGAAATACAGCAGGTAAATCATTGGAGAAAGGTTATGTCATTGGTAAAAAAGGTAAAATCGAAGAAATTGATCTCGGGGGATCTTTCCAAACAATCCCAAAACATGGATTTAAGTTTGGTAAGGAATCTTTTGGAAAAGATCTCAGAAGAATATTCATTCCTTCTCCTGGATATTGTTTCATTGAAGGAGATCAAGCCCAAGCCGAAGATAGAGTTGTGTGTGTGCTCGCGGAAGATTGGGAAGGAATGGAAATTCTTAATAGAACCACTTTCAGAAGAAATAAAAATGGATTTAAAGATGACCGCCACGTTCTTACAGCTATGCTCATTACTGGAAAAGCATTTGAAGACATTGAATATGATGATCGGCAATACTTGGGAAAAGAACCACGCCATGCAGGAAACTACGACGCAGGACCAGGTGTCCTCTCAGTAATGACTCATTTTGATAAATCAAGATGTAAAGAAATTCTTACACGATTTCATGAAATATCCCCTAAAATTCGTGGTATTTTTCATGCTCAGATTAAGGAGAGAATAGATCAATTTCGTTATTTAATAAGTCCACATGGACGAAGGCGAGATTTCTTTGGGCGTGTTGAAGATCCAATGTACAAGCAAGCCTTTTCAACAATACCACAAGCTACAGTGAGTGACCATAATAAATTCACTATTATTTCTAAACTTGTTGAAAAATTTCCTCCGCCGATTGCATTTCCAATTTGTGAATCCCATGATTCATTAACTTTTGAAGTTGCAATTGGAGCAAAGGATAAATTTTGTGAATCATTTCTAAATGCAGTTAGAATTCCAATTGATTTCAATGAATGTTGTTTAAAACGAGATTATCAATTAGTTATTCCCGGTGAGGTTACTTTAGGAGAAATTTCTTGGGGAGAGATGGTGGAATGGAAAAACAATTAAATATAAAAACTTTACAAGAAATGTATGATAAATGTAGAGAAGGAGATGGACCGCCATTAACTAGTGTTTATTGTACTTTGGAGGGATATATAAAATTAATTACTAATAGTGTTCTTTTTAAAAATGTAATAAAACAGAAAATAAAAATACATTTATCAGAAGATTTACCAGATAATAATTTATACTTCTTTAGTGCTTATATGATACCAATGAAAGCAATAATATTTGATTGGAAGAAAAATACATGGAATTTAGAAAAATAACATGCAAAGAAATACTTATTGAGCCAGATGATAAATCAGGAAATGTATTTCTTTTATTTGAACAATGGCCATTTCAGTATCTCATCTACTATAGAGTTCATTGCATTTATAACAAACTCTGTAAAGTATACACAGCAATTTGGGAAATTGAACATAACAAAATCGAAAAAGAAACACCAGGACTCAAAGATTTCTACGTAACACTTAAACTTTTAGGACTGATTGGAGAAATTTCAGATGATTGAAGAAATGGATTTCACTGGAAAATGGCGAACATCTCGATTATCAAATGTAGTTGAAGTAGAAAAGAAAATTTTAATTGATAATAAAATATTTTGGATTGGTATAGAATTAAATCCAGTTACTTATGAAAAAAGAAGATTAATTCTTTTATGGAATTTATCTGGTATATGTATAACTTGGTCAACGGATGAATTTGATTTAGAACAGAGAATTCTTTCTGGTGAAAAACTTTAATCCATGCCTAAACCCTTCAAAATACCAAAAATACCCCCTCCAAAGAAGAGAGGACCAAAAGCATCTTGTGAATGTGGAGTTTGTCCAGCTTGTCTTAATCGAATTCGTGTATTGCGCCATTACTATTTATCTCGTTATGGAAAAGATTCTGATTCAAAAGAGATAGCTAATGGATGATTTTATTGAAGAATTTCTTAAAGTTACGCGATACATGGAATCACCAACAAGTTATTTTGAATGGGCGGGATACACTGCATTAGCTGCTGTTATGCGTGATAATGCTTATGTTAGATTTGGTGCTTTTAGAAGAGTATATCCCAACATATATGTAATGTTTATTGGAGATTCAGCAGCAACAAGAAAATCTTCACCATTAAAAGCACTAAGTAGATTGGTAAAAACAATTAATAACACTAAGATCATTGAAGGACGTGCATCTATTCAAGCAGTTTTAAATGAACTTGCAGCAGTAAAAAATAGAGAAAATAAGACAATTAAAGGAGCTTCATGCTTAATGTACACTGAAGAACTTGCATCCTTCCTAGTTAAAGATACACAGACTTCAGGAATTCTAACTGATATTTATGATTATCATGAGGAACACCCAGTCCTTCTCAAATCTCAAGAAGTTGTTACTTTAAAAGATACTTGTGTTACATTTATAGCTGCAACTAATTTTGCATTTCTTAAAGATATGTTTTCTAATGTAGATGTACATGGAGGATTAGTGGGACGTCAAATTATTCTAGTAGAAAATAAAGCTAGACATAAAGATTTAGGATTTAATGATCCAACAACTGATGTAGATTTAGAGCCATTGATTAAACATCTTCATGAATTAGCAAGAAAGAAAGGTATAATAAAAGTTACTGAAGATGCTATTAAATATATGGATGATTGGTATAAAGCTTGCGATTTTGAAAAAAATGAATCGCATACTGGATTTGAACATCGAGCACATATACATGCACTTAAACTTGCAATTTTATTAGGAGCGTCAGAACCAAGATTTGATCTTATAGTTGAAAAACGACATATGGTGAGGGCAATAGAAAAGATATCTAAAATTTGGGTAAATTATAAGAAATTAACTGCTTCTGTAGGAACCGGAAGTACACCCATTGGTCAATGTATAACAGAAGTCATGGTTATGCTTATAAAAATGAATCGGCCAATTGAACGAGAATTTCTTCTTAGTACATTACTTGGAAGAATTGATGCAGAAATGTTAGACAAAGCAATAATGACGCTTGAACAAAGTGGTCTTGTTTATACTGGGGGAAATCAATTGAAGACTACTTACGAAATTAGTAACAAAGGAAGAAATATGTTTTTAAACGAATTAGAAATGAAAGGAAAGGTGAATTGAAAAAAGAACAAGTTATGTTATCTGCTATACTCCCAATGGGATTTTGGCCAAAAATTAAACTAATACATGGAATGTCAAAAGGAGAAATTAGGAGAGTTCTATTAATTAGATTCTTTAAATTTTACATAAGAATTAATCTTTGGAAGGTGAATTAAATGACAATGAATGAACGAGCATTAGAAATTTTGGAGTGGGGTAAAAACAATGGATGGAATGAAGAAAATAGAGATAAAATAGAAATAGCTAAAGAAAAACTACTGCTAATGCATACAGAAATAAGCGAAGCGGTTGAAGAATTAAGAAATAATAACGGATTATACCAAATTTATCACAAAGATGGTACTAAACCAGAGGGATTTCCCATAGAACTTGCAGATTTGCTAATAAGAATATTACATTTATTTGCAATTTTAGGAATAGATCCTGATATGTGCGTGGAAGTAAAACAAAGATACAATGAAACTAGAACATTTAAACATGGAAATAAATTATTTTAAGAAAAAAGAAAGGTGAATTAAATGCAGATTGTGAAGCCGTATGCAAAGTTAATAAATTTCTGTGATGATGGTTCCATAAACCCTATTGTAGATTTTACTAAAGGAAATGGAATAAATCTTCTTCGTAAAATTGAATGGTGTGGCCGTATTTCACATCGTTCTGAAGATTCCCAAACGGATTATAGTTATGATCGCTTCATCCGAGCAGTAGTTCTTGGTCATGGAGATTGGTCAATTACAGAGCATGCAAGTGCAACCGTTGATTTCTATGTGGATCGTGGAATCACACATGAAATTGTCAGACACAGATTAGCGTCTTACACTCAGGAATCAACTCGATTTGTGAATTATGAAAAGAAGATGCCACCGAGTTTTATATATCCATTCAATAATCATGAATATGGAGAAATTAAAGATGATTGCATTGAATCCACTATTGGTCAATGCTGTTGGGAAAATGTTATTGAAACGTGTGAAGACGCCTATAAAGAACTAATTAAAAATGGAATCAAACCTCAAATCGCTCGCTCAATTTTTCCCAATGCCCTTGCAAGTCGTTTAATTGCAACCATGAACTTACGAACTTGGCGTCATTTCTTCATTATGAGAACATGCAAAGAAGCACATCCTCAGATGAGAGAAGTAACAATTCCATTACTAAAACAATTTCAAGAATGTATTCCTATTCTTTATGAAGATATCATTCCTGAAATGAGACAGATTGATGCGATGAGGTTAGTAAGATAATTATTCCAAAAATCCAAGGGGTTTACTTCTTTCATCAAGAGGTCTAATTTCTCCACTTGAAGTAACCCCTACTTCTTGTTCAGTTCCATCTGCATAGTTCAATTTACCAACTACATTCATTTTACCTAAAATTTTAATAAAATTCTTTGTTCGTGTTATAACTGATGGATGTGTATATGGTGTATCTGCAAGTCTTGCTGCTGCATAAACAGCTTGTGTATCTGATGCTATTTTAGAAAGAAATTTCTTAGAAAAAATAAGTTGTGCATCCCTCACTATACCTAATGCAAGAAGTCCTGGCCGTTGGGCCAATGCACCACTAACAATATTAAGAACCCCTTGATCTTTCCGAGTAGAAAATAGAGATTGTGCTTTCTGAAGTTCATTAAGTTTATTTTGATTTTCTACAAAACCTGACCATATACTAAGAGCATGTTTTTGATCTGTATTCATTACTAGATTAATTTTATCTTTATGTTTTTCAGTATAATTTCTAATCTTTTTATAATCATAACCTCTCAACATATTCTCTGTATCTACTGTTTCTGCAAACATATCTGCTAAAAGAACCTGACGAGAAGTATCTTTACCAAGTAGATCTGAACTATGTTTAAAATCATTATAACTTCCCATCATTCCAGCAATACCTTTTTCAGGGTCCATCATTATAGCTTGTGAATTTAAACCCCTCCAAGGTTCAGTTCCCAAATATTTATAAGCAGATGTTTGTTTTTTCTTTAATTCTTCCCCACTAAATTCGATATAGTTCTTAAATCTTTCTCCCAAATCCGGAGTATTTTTGTACCATTCATGTCCATGCGGATCGCTAAAAGTATTATAGATATCATTTTTAATAGCTTCATGAAGATCAGATAATTTAGAACTAAGCCCAGAATTTTGCATATTATTATTAACATAATTTCTTAATCCATTCAAATTTTGCTTAATACTCCAAAGTATATTTATATCACCAATATTAAATGTACCCTCTAATTGTTTATAAGAAGGATTTTCTAGAAGTCCTTTTAATTTCTTTATAACTGCTGCATGATCACTTAGAACTAAAGGAGTATTGAGGAAGGAATTTTCTACTACATTAAGATCCTTTACTAAATCTTCTATAATTGGATATGTTTCACTGAGAATAATGGGTCCTTGTACTTCTCTTGGAATATCTTTTACAGTTTCCCCAGTTTGCCCACCGCTTCTATTATAAGAAACTTTTCTTTCCTCAGTAAATGGAATAATTGTTTCATTAGCCGGACCAAAAACTGATGCCTCTTTAGTTTTAATATTATTCCAATATTTTTCTATAATTCCGCCTTCTTTAGTAACTTCTTTATTAATTTTAGAAGCAGTTAATCCTGGTTCATCCAATACATCTAGTTTACCAGTTGGATCAAGAAGTTCCTGAACCATACTTCTAGTTTCTCTAGTTTGAACTCTATTTCTTGCTTCAAGAAGTGGGTCATGAATAGCAGCGGTTTCTGGATTTAACCAGGATTCTATAAATCCAGCATTAACTCTACTTTTTAATCCCTGAAGCCAATTAAGTGGAATTCCTCTTCTTTGTGATTCCTCCACTATCTCACGTTGAGTTGCTCCACCATATTGTTTGATTCCTGATACTTCATCAGTTAATAATTCAGCTGGAATTTCTTCAGGAGCATGCCCAACCTTATTTATAATATAATTTTTTAATCTTTTAGTAGGAGAAATTCCTAGTCCTGAGCCTTTAGCAGTTTTTAAGAAAGGAGCAACAAGTGACGCCAAATCAAGTATAGGACGACCAGGATCTTCTACAAGTGTATTTTCAATATTTTCGGGAAGATATGGTTCATAAATTCCTTTCATCATACTCTTTAGTTCTTCTGTTTGTCCAGGATTTATACCATATGGACCTGATGGACCAACAGGAGTAGAAAAAGGAAGTAAATCCATCAATGGTGGAATAGATAGTGGAATTCCAGCAACATTTTTGATTAAGGAACCAGGAAGATTTTCAAATGAACTAACAGCTTTCTGAAAAAATTCTGCTAGTTTCTGTCTTTGAACATCTGGTTTACCGTAAGCCTGGGGCATTAGATTTACCTCCTACATAATCGTGCCAATTATTTAATATCTCAGGAGCTAATCCATATTTTTCATTAAGAAAATCTTTTTGTCCACTAACCATTCCATTTGTAATATTTTTTAATCCCCGTTGATAAGACTGATAGATTGTTTTAGCTCTTTCTGAATTCCAACTAGCTTTAAGAGAACTTAACCCTCCAATATGTCTCAATGCTCTATTCCAAACTTCATTACCTATATTTGGTATATTAGCCTCTAACATATCAATATCTGGTTTAGAAAGAACACCTAAATTTCTAGCTCCCATTGTATCACGAAGAGAAGGAATTATCCCTCTAATATTTTTAGATAATTGAATAGCCCGAGATAAGGCTTCTTCACCAACTTTACCAGGACGACCTATATTATTAAGAGCATCTGCTAACTCTATTGACATTTCTACGGCTCGTCTACCTAGCTGTGCTCCCCTCAAAGCTTGCGTACTTTCTCTTGATAATAGAATAGCTCCCCTGGAACCATCGGCCCATTCATAATTTTTAGCAACATCATTTAAATCCGCTCTTTCTTTAGCTGTTGGAACTGCTTCTCCATGTAAGAAAATAGTTAAACGAGAATCATCTATTGATTTTTGTTTAGAAGCATTCTCTGCTTTTCTTGCAGCAATTCTCATTCCAGCAATTTTTTCTCTGGATTCTCTATCAGCCAATTTTTCTACACTTGAAGCAATTTCAGTTTGATTTAATCTATCCATCAGGGATTTATCTCGTTGAGTTTGTAAATCGGCCTGTTCAGCAAATCGTGCTTCTATTAATTGCAGTGGATCTGGTGCTATTTCGGGTAATTCTCCACGATTAATATCAACTCCTGGAAGTGGAGAAAATTTCTCTGGAACCATTCTATATCTTTCTGCTGGTCCAAAAGATTCTGGATCTCTCATTGCAAATTCTTCAGGCGTAACTTCTTGGGTTAAGGGTTTAATTTCTCCCTTTCTAACTCCTTGAAGATAATCTAATTTAAGTTTGGCCGATTGTTGCTTTGCTTGAGATTCTTGAACAGCTTTATGAAAATCAAGTGTTGCTTGTTGATTTTGGAGATTAGCACGTCTAAATTCTTCGGTAGCTTTTAGTTGTGCTTCTGCTTGTTTTTGTCTTGCAGTTGCTTCATCTGATTGCTGTTTAAGTTGAGCAGTTTTAAATTGTCTATTAAATTGCATTTGCTCATTGGCAAGTCTCTCTCTATAACCCTGTTCAAAGGCTTGAAGTATTGCTGTACTTGGAGATAAATCTACTCCACGTGGCATTTTGATATCCTCATTTAATTCCAGGAATTAAATTATATCTTTTAGGATCAAAGTATGATTGATATGGAGAATAATTTGGTGTTGACATATTTACCATAGTATCAGATGGCATAAAATTTCCACCTGAATTATTTCCTCCTCCACTCCCACTACCAAATCCACCACGTCCATAAAAATATGCTAATGTAGCTCCAAGATTAGAAACTGCACCACCAAGAGGGTTTCCAGGATCTGTCATTGTTCCAGTTCCAGAAGTATTTGTAGTACCTGTAGTTCTGGCCCCTTTAGGAATCGACCCAAAGAAATTACCAGCTTCTACCATTTTTTGTCTTTGAAGTTGGTCCCTGAGTAAAGGAATGTTATTCAAGAAACTAGATTGTTGATTTAGACGATTCATTTCATTTCCAAATAATGCATTACCCGCCATTCCAGTTCGACGAATTCCACGAGAAGAAAGTAATGATTCAAGAAGACGAGAGGATACGTCTGAAGATCTATTTATATTTTTTAATCCTTCAGTTTCATAACCTCTAAAAAGATCTTCATTTCCTTCTGCTCCAGAAAGAAACATATTGATAAGACGATCTCTAAGTATCGCAGTCTTTTCATCATACTCAGGCATAGTTAGATTATTCTGAGTTGATGTTTGATTCTGTTGTTGTGTAGTTTGTTTCTTTCGATTAGCTAACCAACCACCCAATGCAGAAATTCCAGATGCAATTAATGGTACAGCAGCAGCGGCCATAAGTCACCTCACGCGCAAAGTCCATGATTTCGTAAAGCAGTACGAATATTATCACACATTGTTATAAGTGCATCTACAGCAGTTTTGAGATTTGAAACATCAGTATTGAGATTTCCATTATTTGTCGATAAACTATTAATTAGATTTTGTTCCACTCCAGTATATGTTCCACCAGCTGTTCCACCAATTCCCAAAGTTGTAATACTTGGACTTGATGGACCGGCCCCAGGATCTGATTGCTGCACATTTAATATTGCAATGCTATTATTGTATAATCTATTTCCAGAATCTGTTTTAAAAATACTTGTTAAAGTTCTTGGATTGGATCCAGCAGTTGCATAATACCATTCTAAACTAGCTTTTCTAATTATAAATAAACTACCATCAGTGGAAGTATCATCCAAATTCCAAACAGATCCATCCGTTCCCAAATTTACTGACAAACCAAGAACTGGAACCCCATTTAAATATATTCTTCCTTTGGCAACTACAGGAGTTACACTTGCATATTCAAAAGTTACAGTTGGATAAAAATCAAATAGTTCAATATCAGTGAATTTAACTTCTCCATTAAATATATGTTTTAAAAAATGAGAAATTATTGTTGCATCTGCTCCAAAATTAATATCAAGAGCTTCATTATCAATATCAACTGTTCTAATTTCTGTAACGTTTTGTGTAATTTTAGGTTTTAATGCATTTTCAAGTTTTTCAATTCTATTGTAAAGTTTTCCTATTTCAAGTTCTGCATCCTGAATTGTACGAACTACACTCATTCTATTTCCTGTCCATTTTCATCAACATATCTATATTCTGGTACTTTTCCATCTATTTGAACTTTAAATTCAGAAGACAAGCGATGAAAGGGATTAGAAGACAATAGCGTAACTCTACAAATAGTCGGATTTACTCCACGAGGAAATTTCAGTGTATAACTATTTTCTATATTTGGAACAGTAACAAAATTAGTTGAAAGAATAGAACTATCAGCAGACAATACTTCAGCAGCCATTGCAGATCCAGTTGGAACAATTCTTAATCTAAGTTCCTTAATTTTACCAACTTTATTAAATTCAATTGGTCCTAATTGATCGAACATTTTAGAGACTGGAAGAATTTGGACTATCTCGGGTTTCAACATTTCATAAAATTCAAAATCAGTAGTAGAAAAAAGAGTCCCACCATAATCAATTCCAAAAGAATCAGTAGAAAAATAGTGAAGAAGGGTCCTTTTCTCAGTTGATGTTAAGGAAGATGCAGGATAATTAATTCCATCTACTCTAGGAGTATATATAATTGTTCCACCTAAAGCATTGATAAGAAATGGAATAGTTCGTATTCTTTTTTTATTTGCAATTCCAAAATTTGTATTGTCAAGATTAATGAATTTAGTAATTCTTGGAAGTTCCTCCCAAACACATTTGGAAAGATCCTCACCATAATCTTCGAATTCATTTGCTCCAGAAAGAATACAGGCAATATCAATTCCTACAACATCTGTAATAAATGTATAGATATGAGTTTGTTTCCTACCAGAATTAATAATTTGAGCAGAATAGGAAGTCCCATCTATAACTGGAACCATTGAAACATTTTGACCTTTTGTATCTACTACTCTTGCATATTGAACGAATCTTTTTCGTGATGTAGAATTTAGATTGCTAAAGTTACTAAACTTGTATTTAGAAACCGGAGGAAGTTTTTCACTAGCACAATCTGCTAAACTTTCCCCATAATCTTCAAATTCATTTACTCCACTTAATTCACAACAAATATCTACCCCAATCGCTTCTGTTGCAAATGCATAAATATGTGTCTTTTTTCTATCAGAATTTATTATCAACATAGGAAATGACACTCCATCAATTATGGGCGTCCATGTAACATTCGACCCTTTTGTATCTATCATTCTAGCATATTGAATAAACCTTTTTCGAGAAGTAGTTCCCAGATTAGAATGATTTGTAAATTTATATTTAATTGGATCTGGAAGAATTTCAATTTCTCGTGGTTGGATCAATTCATAAAATTCAAATATATTTCCTGAGAGAACTCCTCCAACCATATAACCAGTTTCAGCAGGATTAAAATAATGAATATGTGGTGCTTTTGTATTTGTATTTATTGTTGAGATTGTTTTATTAACTGCATCAATTACTGGAGTAAATGTAACATCCGACCCAAGAGTATCAATAATCATTGGAATTATTGGAACTCTTTTTCGACCGGCAACTCCAAAATTTGAGGGTCGAATTATCAAGAAATTAAGTTGCTCTGGTCGTTCATCATAATCAATTGAATTTTCTTTAATTGTTAATGAAGAAGTAGATCCGGATATTTCAATCTGAATTCTTTTTATAGGAGTACTTATCTGATCATTCAAATTGAAAGAAATAGTAACATCCCCATTAAATGCTTGAGAAAATGTATGAGAATAAATAGTATTAGCATCATCCATTGCTCTAATAGTAAGATCAATTGCAACATTCTCTGAATCTATGGATGCTCTCCAAGTATAAAGATCCTTTCTATTTCTGGGTTTTTTATCATCGTCATAAGTAGTACGAAATAAGAAATTAATATTAGTGGATTCATCATACAATTTCCCGACATCATATTCTCTGAGCCATTTATCTCCCGCCGAAGGGGTACTATAAAGAATGGTTCCATCTTCCTCCGCAAATAATGCTGTCGGATTTTCTCCATATGATTCAAATCTTCTAAACTCCCATGTGTTTGTTTTAAAATTAAATACATGTAATGCTCTTCCTATTGTATCATGATCTACACCTGCCCAGAATTTTCCACGAGTAATTAAACACATTACTATACTACTATTTGCAATTGGAACAAGTACATGGTTAATATCATGACGTGTTTCTTTTTGATATAGAAGTGAAAGCTCCTGACTAAATACTTGATTAGATGACCCAACCATGCGATGCCAACCATCATGGGCTAAATAAATCAATGTACTATCATAAACGCAGAAGGCATCACAAACTGGAGGAGTAGCTACACCCAATGCTCTAAGTTTAAAATCAAGAATAATTGATCCATCAACTAATTCAATTTCAGACCCATCTCCGGTTAGTTCATAAATATCTTTAGTAGTTCCAATTACAATGGATGAATTATTTACTTTTGCAATAAAAAGATTAAACTCTCCCTCAGAACCACCAATATCAAGAACAAATCTTGAATCATAAATGCCAGGATTATCTTTGAAAGAAACTACTACTTCTCTTGCAGTTAAATAAATATTTCTTCCAAAATAATCACACACCATTCCATAAATATAATCTGGAAGGGCCGTTGCATAAACTGGCAATTGTTGATTTAACTGCAATGCTTCTGCATCACTCATTGAATCAAGAAATGACCCACCGGCCGATGGAGAAGTTATTTCGTTGATTTTGTAAAATCCTCCGGTGAATTCTGATCTTCTATATAACCAAACTCTATTAACTTGAGTTCCTGAGGTAAAGTTATAGAAGACATTAACACCCGCATTGATTATTTGAATTTCATCAGTGTCCGGAGAAGAAAGACCAAATTCTTGATAATCACCATTATCATATACATCAACTTGTCGATATGTAAAATGACCAGTTAAAGGACCACCCTCAAATGTGAGATCATTAAAAACATATGTTTGTTGTTCTATCCCTGTGAAAATAACTCTGATTCCTTTAACTGTTCCCCAATCCTTTGCATCATCAGTACCAACTCTTGTAAATTCAGAACGCTGGCACACCAATGTAGTCCATACATTAATTCCCTGTCTATATAATTTTGATCTTTTAAAACCTAAAAGTCTTGCAGAATCTTCTCCAGCAATTCTTTTTGATCTCCTAATTTCATCGGGTGTAGAATCAGTTGGTAATCTATCTGAGGAAGCAGGATCATAGGCAGATATAGCATTAGAAACTTCATTCCCAGAATCCCAATCCTTATAAAAGAAATTCTTTACATCTTCACCATATCCAACTGCTGTTGGTGTATCCAGAAGATATTCAACTCTACATCCAGTAAATGTAGCAGTATCACCAATCCTTACATTGATTTTAAATATATCAGAATCAAAGCCTTTATAACCAGCAGTTAATGATTTTGCATCCATTGTAACCACATGAGTTATACCTATCAATGCAACTGCTCTAAATGTAACTGGATCAGATTGTATTTCTACATAGTCAGATGCATCATTGTAAGTTTCGGCCCCAGTTGGTTCAATTCGTTGCCAATAATCGAAATTAGATCCATTTTTTTCTGAAACATCCAGTACATAAGGATTTCCAGCAACCAATGATGGTGCAGCAGGAGCACCAATTCCCAATGCATGACTTGAATTAGAATTTCCAAGACTATCTAAGTTTATTCCATTATCTTTTCTTTTTTGAGTTCCTGATACTATAAAATTATGTCCAAATCCTGTTCCAAATGCAGTGTATGTTGGATCACCACCAGGACCGAGAATTCCACTATCAAAATCAGTCAAAGTATTTAAACCACCATAATTTCGATATACAAAACCATTTGTACTTACATATCGTAATTTTTTACCATTTAAATATCTGGAGTAAATTCTATTTATATAATTTGAAAAGGGACCAGAAGATACTTTCTTTGTTCCCCTAATTAATCTCCATACTCCATTTTCATCCTGAGTTAAGTTATCGGCCCTTATTAATCCCTGTGGCCTTCCATTAATCTCATCATCACAGGGAATCCAGCCCAATGGGAATTCTTTTTTAATTAAGGTTGACATTAGTCTCTTATCACCTGTCCAAACTGAGATGGAAGAACTGGTCTGGGAGGTTTTCCACCAGCAAATGAATTTTCTTGTGGTTGCATTTCGTATCGTTTTGAAACAAATAATTTATTATAGATTTCTTTTGCTAAATCAAAATTCATTTTAAATTTACTATTAAAATATTCAGATGCTTTTATATTTGTTCCTTGACTTTCCTGAAGAAATGCACGATAACAAACCCAGTCCTTTATTAATCTTCTCCTAAAATAAATAGGTATTCTTTGAGTGTTAGTAGTTAAATCAGGAATTCGTTTAAATTCAATCACCAATCTTTGGCCGATTTCTAACTTCGTATATGGAGGAGTTGACGAAGCGGCCAACGTTTCATTTGGTGCAGGAAGAAGTTTAATTACATTTGTTCCATATCCACTATAAACATAATACAACGGGATTGATGATGTGACTTGCATTGGTGCAGAACCAGCTTCAATATAATCATTTATTGGATAAGGACTTAATTGTTTTCCTTTCCATGTAATACTAACAATATCTATTATATAATTTGGTAATGCAATCAAAGAACTACCTGAAGTTGTAGATAAGCTAATTCTATCTACAATACAAGGCATAACCATTGCAATATGTTCCTCAGCTTGTTTAGCCAAGTTAGTTAGAATTGAATCATTCCAGATATTCATTTATTTATTTAATTTCTCAAAAGTATTTGATCTTTCATTAAAGATATAATTCTCTCTAGTAACACAGGCTTTTTCAAATATAGAATCAATCGCATTTTGGCGTTCTTTTTCAAATATGGGTAAATTAATTCTAGAATTCAATCTTATAATTTCTTGAACAGATTGAGTATATTCAACCTGTAATGCTGCCATCTGTACTCTTGATTGTTCTAACTCTATTTTTAATTTAGAATTCTCTAATTTAGAGAGATAAAACTCGTCTACTTTGAGTATTCCAACATTTTCAGTCATTAATTGTATGCCTTTAATAGCCAGTATTCCCCACTAACATCATATACAAAACTAGCAAAACTAAAGCTAGGTCTAAGTATAACATCCGCTCCAGTCAAAGTCAATATTCTATTTCCAACAGAGGAACTTGCACTTTGATTTACAATAGTCATTTCTTGCGCGGAAGCATTAAATACTTCAAGACGACTTCCATCATTTCTAGCAGCAAATCCAGTAAGACTAAATACTCCTGTTGGTCCTAGAATTTTTACAAACTCTGCTCCGGATAATACAATATTATTATTCAATCCATTAGTTAATACTACAGATTTTGGTGGAGTAGCCATGTATGATGTATCTGTTAAAGTTAATATACTACCCGTTATAGTTAATGGTACTGCATTAAGTCCTAAGCTACCATCGTTAAAATTAACATTATTCTGATTATCCCATGTAAGTAAATTAACTGAATTCGCAGCATTAAGTATTCTCAAAAAATACCCACCAAAAACTGTATCACTATAACGCTGAAGAACAATATTATCAGAAATAGAAGCATCCTGCCTACTCAATAAATTAATGGGACTTGTAGAAGGATAATATGCACCAGGATTACTTCCACCAAGTACTATTCCTACATCAGAAAATGCTAAAAATACAGCAGCATTCCTCCACAAACCAGTAGTTCCAGGAATTGATGTAGCTACGGAAATTCCAATACCAGTTTTATAAAGATAGCCATTCACTGCTGCAAATCCATGTTTCAATGCAGAAAATGTATCACTATTAAAATTATTTAAATCTAATTCATATCCAACAACATTTACATCTGGATCTCCTGCCCGCCAATTGCATACAGTATTTAATCCCCAAATATCAGTATGCTGTGCTCCATTATTATAAGACCCAGTTTCAATTGCTCCATAAATAGCTACAAAATTTCCACCAGCATTGGGACCAGGATGTACAACTGAAGCAAAAGCATAAAATCCATTGATATTTGGGGTACCTGATTCATTATAATAAGCATTAATATATAAGTATGGTTTATTTGATTGACCTAATGGATCAAAATAGGGCTGGGGAATAAGGAAGATTTCCTCACCCGTAGAATAAGGAGTAGCACCAAATATAGTTTTAGAGCCGGTATTTACAAAAGTAGCTCCATGAGTCTTAATAATTTTTGGGGCTACTTTACCACTATCTGTAATATTATTACTTATTACATATGAACCTGCTGGAATTACTATTGTACCTCCTGCTGTTGGAAGTGCATCTACAGCAGCTTGAATTGCAGCAGTATCATCAGTTATTCCGTCTCCCTTTGCATTAAAAGGATATTCTTTAACATCAATAAATGGCTTATTTTTAAGTCCTGTTCTCCAATCAATCCTGTTAAGCATAATTATGCCGTCCTGTAACTTGCTCTCCAAACAGTAACACCAGAAACATCTTCATATCCAGCATTAAGACTAATAGTATTTCCAACCCGAGTAAACCCAATTCCTTCAAATAAAACTCCTGCATCTCTAAATAAATAAAATGCAGTAGAAGGTGAGGGAACTCCAGCAATAGTTAAACTCGCTGGAGTTACAACTGTTGGTGTTTCAAAATCGACCCACATTTCTGAATCTCCTACTCCTTCAGCAAATCTTGGCATTGAATCGCCCATTATCATAAGGCGATCTGTTGCTGCAAGTAATTTTGCTGCATCCTTAACTTTTGAAATTGATTCTACATACTCTTTTAAATACTTAGATGCACGAATATATTCCTGAGCTTGTTCTAACAAAGAAGCAGTAGCATAATTCTCCAGAACATTCATGTGCTTAATTGGTAATTTAGGAGTAGAACCAGTAGTTAAGGAATCGGCCAACGCATTATAAAATATAAGAAAACTACCAATAGCAGCTAATTTTGAAGGAAAGATTGCAGTTAATTTATAACTACTAATTATGAAATTATCTGGCTCTCCATCCCATAATTCCCAATCCCATCTCATTGATCTTGCCTCAATCAATGTTCTTGGATATAACCATCTCTTTGTATTAGAATTATATATCCCTACAATTGCATAAAAATCTGAAATTGAGTCCCCAAATCTGTAATAAACTAAATCATTAATTTGTGGATGGTATGTGTATTTTTCAATGCATCCAGTCAATGTAACAATCTCATCATACCCATCTTGAATAGCTTCCAAAATATCAACTTCAGTATAATAGGTCAATCCTGCTTCATTGAGATTAACCTGAATATTATCAATGATTTCTGATACAAGCATTAGTCAGGATCTCCAAGCCATTTTCTTAAATAATCCAAATCAAGACCAGAAATAATTTGACTACTTACTGTGCCTGAACTACTTAATTGACCAGAACCAATAATTGAAACATCACCGAGAAATTTTCTAATATATGATGTATAATCAGGAAGAATAATTGGATCAGGTGGAACTGGTGGAACTGGAGGAATACTAAAGAAATTAGGATCAATTGTGATACAACCAGTTCCAAATATTCCCAATTTTCTAATTAATCTATCAGGATATATGGGATTCCATTTATCACAAGTAATACTTTCAATTGGTGGAACAGTGAAAGCAGGATCAATTGTTATCCAATTTACATGAGCAATTCTCTTTAGTCTATCTATTCTATTTGGATAAAGAGATGGAACTTTATCAATGTGAATTGATTCATGTAATGTAAGTAAATTAGAATCAACAGTTAACCATTCCTGTTGTCTAATTTTCTTTAATAGAGCAAATTGAATAGGATAAGTTGAATTCCACTTATCAACGAATAAAAGAATAGGAATTGGATCTGTTCTGAATTCACCAGACCAGAAAATTCTCTTTGCACGATTTAATCTACTAGGATAATTTCCTATCCATTGATCTATCGAAGTAGGTGCAGGAGGAGCTATTTGAGTTGGGTCAGTTGTAACTATTCCAGACCAGAAAGATCTTTTCTTTGAATCAAGACGATTTGGATAAGTTGGATTCCATTTACTAATAGCTGGAAATTCCAAAGAAGCTAATGCAAATGGATCAATTACAAATCGACCGGACCAGAAAGATCTTTTCTTTCGATCTAATCTATTAGGATATGTTGGAGACCACTTGTCAATATCCCCGGTTACCAAAGGACTTAAATCTGGTTCAAAAGATCCTTGTCTCAAAAACTGTTTTCTAAGATTTAATCGTGATGGATAATTTGGTATCCATTTATCAAGTGTGGTTGTTTCAGTAACAGGAACTGTAGCAAAATTAGGATCAATTACAGTAAAATCAGTAGAAGAAATTCTTTTTCTTGGTCGTAATATAGAAGGATAATTACCAATCCATTTATCACAAGATACAATAGGATTTAAATCAAAATTAAAAGAACCATAAAATAAAAATGATTTCTTTTGTAAAATTTGGATTGGATAAGTTGGTATCCATTTATCACAAGTAATATTTTCTTCTATTGATATCGGATTAGGATCTAGATTAAATATTCCATAAATAGAAGAAGATTTTTTAGTATAAATCTTAGAAGGGTATTCTGTAAAAGCTCCCAGAGGAAATTCAGTGAAGAAACAAGATCCAGCAACAATAGCAGCAATTAATACTGGTCGATTTCTAAAGGCAGATGGATATTTAGGCTCCCATTTATTTAAAATAGGAGTCTCAGACTGAGTACTAACTGGCTCAGCCCTGCCCTGATATTGCCAACGACTCACTCTTCACCAATTATATTAGTGAAGCTCCTTTAGAAATCATATCTTTAATAAGATCATCATAATGAGTTTTTCTTCCCTCACTATGTTCAAGTTGAGCTTCTAATGGAATACAAGCATCACATTCAAATTTTCCGCATGTGACTGCCATACACTTTAAACAAAAAGTTCTACGATGACCACTACCTTTTATTGATTCAAAATGACAGCCACAGTGGGGACATTGTAACAAAGTTGCTTTTTGAATACCATCAATAATAATACCAGAATGTTCCAACTTCATTTCTACTCCTCAAATTCAAGAGTAAATGAAACATTAAATGCAGCAGTCAAAACAGTGTTCATCATTGTAAGACCATTTGCTGCTGTAGCTGGTGCAACAATCTCTTTTCCTGGAGCTGCAACCCATCGAAATGTTGCACGAAGATTTTGAGACCAAACCAATAGAAATAAACCTGCCGTTAATGTAGGTGCGGACATTGATGGAGCGACCATTGCAGCCGCGAGAGATGCTGGATCGGCCGGATCAATTGCTACTGGAGTAACCGCGGTTCCACCAGTTGATGCAGTTGTACTTCTACGAATTGCCCAACTTGCTGCTTGATCTGCCGGAGTTGAAGGTGATCCAAGCATCAAATCGTAAAGTTTCGGGCGTACTGTAGCAGCCGAAACAATTTGAGCCTGCGGAACAGTTGCAGAATTCTGTGCTGCAATATTGTCCGCATAAACTGAGTAACTTCTTGCCATTTGTTTTCTCCTAGTATGCTAAAACTCCACGTGGTACAACTAACAATGTATTATGAATATCTATTGCTGAACTTCCACCACCAGCAGGATCTTGATGTCTTGAATATCCAATGTCATTAAATGTATCTGTACTTGCAATTGATTCAGTTGGAAATCCCACATTTTTACAAGCTGCTCCACCACCAGCAGTTGCATTTAATGAAAAATCGGAAGCTCCACTAGTTGATGTAGATGCGGATGTAAATGGATCTGCTATTAATGTTACATTATTTGCAACTAATGGAATTCCTGAACCTGTTGTTTCACCAGAAGTATTAGAGCCAAATGCATTATTAACTGAGAATGCGGAATAATTTGCAAAATTAATACCATAAGCTCCATTATTATAGAGTATATTATTAATGATAACTCCAGAACCCGGTACATAAATTCCATCCCCTTGATTATAGAAACAAATATTTCCTATGCAAATATTAGTTGAATTTAATATTGTTTGTATCCCTCGTACGTTGGCTCCACGATTTCGATAAGAGATGCACTTAAAAATATAATTACTTATTATTCCTGTAACAGTGTTATCAAAAGATTCACAATAAAAAACCCCAACTCCCCCATAAATAGCATATGTACCACTACATCCATAGACTTTACATCTTATAACATATCCAGCATTAACATTCAAATAAATTCCTACTGTAGTACAATTTAATACTACACAATTAATTATAATATTATAATTACTAACAGTACCATCAATACCACTAATAGCAGTTAAAGAAGCTCCATCAACTTTTATATTAGTTACTAACCAATAACTATGGTTTATATCTATTAAAATTGCAGTAGATATGCCAGATGCTTGGATTACTGGCATATCAGCTTCAAGTATTGCCTCATTTCTAGTAGTTTTATATCCAATTATTCTAATAAAAGTAGTTATACTACCATTAGATGCTGTCTGTAGAATTCCTCCAGCTACACCAGCAGAAGCTGAAGTTATTGAATATACACCATCATTTTTTATATAGATGAAATTATTTCCAGTTGCTTTAATTACAGCAATTGACGGACTGGCTAATGCGCCGCCCATTGCCCAAATTCCACTTGTAGTTCCAACAGCGGCTGGAGATCTATCCAGTCTCCAATAACCGGATTGAATACTCGCAATTTCATAAAATCCTAAAGTAAATCCAGCACCAGCAGTTATCTGAATTAAATTTCCTACATCAGCAGCAGCAGGAGTATGCCCATCTGGAAGAACATCTGTATTCGTAACTGCATGAACAGTTAAATTAGTTCCACTAACATAAGCAGCATTTTGTTGGGATCTATCAGTTCCAGTCGCACCTCTCTTAAATCCACCACCACTATTATCACTTCCAGCAGTTCTACATTCCCAAGTTATTAATGTGGATAGTGCCATACTGCATCCTGCACATCAATCTCATATGAATGCATAGAATGACGTTTTGCTTTAATAATAGTGTTCCAAAATTCTGGAACTTCCGAAATGCATTTAACTATTTGATATCCACAATCTATCATTAATCTACCAAAACTATTGGAATCAATAATAGAGACATGATAATCTGAATTTGAAGCCTGCCTTCCATAAATTGTTGCTTCCCAGAATTCTTTCTTACCTCTGTAATTTGTTTTCCAATTTTCTACGCATTTTGTAAATTCAGGAAACGTGATTATCAAAAGGCCCTCTGGAGAAAGCAATCTCCAAAATTCCATAAGAATCGCACCATGTTCTTTTTTAGAAATATGTTCTATTGTATGGTACATAACAATTAATTCACATGATTCATTTTCATAGGGTAACTTAGTTGGAAGTTTATGAACTAGATCAGGTTTCATTTCTGGATCACAATCAATATTAATAAAACCTTCTAATTTATTAATACCACAACCAATATTAAGTTTCAAGCTTCCAGACATTTTTTATTATAATCCTCAGCCCGATCACCACAATCGCCTTCTCTTGTTCCTTCTTTTTTAAGTTTAATTATATCTGGATTAGTTGTTTCATGAAAAATTCTCAAGTCTTTTACTGTGTGAGCACTGATTGATTCTCGTTCACCCAAATGAATAGTTGGATATTTCATATCTACTGCAATTGAAACATCTTTTCCAACTTCTGCTGTTGCTCTCATGCAAAAATAGACATCCTCAGTACCCATTCCATGAGGATTTGTAATAAAGAATGGTGGATTTAATTTAAGAAGAAGACTTGTTTTAATCAAAGTACATGTAAATCCTACTGCTGCAATGTGTTTTTCTCCTACTATTCCATTTGCATCTTTAAGAGATTCTAATTCTTCATCCGTTTCAAAATATTCTAAGGAGGGAACTTCTGCATCCTTTTCTTTCCATTTAAAACACATTGGCCGATAGGGATAACCCCTAATATACGAATGGGCCATCACTATATCTCTATCTGCTACAATTAATGAATCAAGAGTTCTTGGATCAATTACCATATCATCATCTAAGAAAAATACATACTCACATTCCGCATCCATTGCTAATTTAGCAGCTTCATTTCTTCCACGATCAATTGATGAACGGAAAGGTGTGGAGAGAAGAAATTCATGTTTTGTATGTCTACCCAAATGAAACATTATTGCCATATTTCTGGCATTTGCTTCTCTATCAATTGCAGTAAGAGTCTGAATGTGAAAAACAATCTTTGCCATAATTAATCCTTAAAAATAGGGGAATGCCCATGTGATGGCGAAAAAAGACATTCCCCCCTCAATGGAGAACCTAAGCCAAATGATGCAACCAAACTTTCGTCGGCCAAATTAGTGCGGTTGCACTAAGAGGAACCAACGAGGAAAAGTAATCAGAAGCTCTGGTTGTGTGTGAAACAAAAGCTTCCAATGCAGCAACTCTATATTGATCCGCAGCAGCTGCAGCAGCACCTGAACGCATAAGTGCATTATTGACAGAATCAATAGTAAAATAGTCTCCAATAGCAAATGCAACAAATGACGCCCAAATATCTGTTGAAGCTGCTTTTGTCATGCGCAAAACTCTTGCTTGCGCATGATAACCACCAATTACAACATCGCCATATTGTCCTTTTGCATGAGCGTATTCAGCAGAAAGACCAACAAACAATGCATGATTAAGTCCATCCGATGCTCCTGTAACCGGAGTAATTACAGCGGAGGGATCTGTACTCAGAAGAACCACGGGCATTCCTTGAGAAAATGAGAGAGTAGATTCGCCGTTACGAAAAGAAATTCTTGCTCGCCACGGTTTATCTTTTTGTCCAATTGGTGAGTTCATGGTTTCGATCTCCCGAGATCATTCTCTTTAAGTTAGTGTCCTTGCAATTTTACCAAGAACACCATTCTTACGTCGATTGTTCAATGTAACATTACCCATGAACAAAACATGTTTATAACGAGCCGCTTGATTGACAGGTTTTTGCCATTCAGTTTCAATGAAATTGGTTTCCGTGTCATACTTACACTTGAAGGATTTGGAATTCAAAAGATACAATGTTCCACCAGTTGTGGTCGTTGTATCAGTTGTTCCTGCGAAAACATTGGGAACAAATTCATCCATGACAATTGTTGCATTCCAGAATTTAAGATTCTGAAAGGGCATATCGCCATTTTCTTTAGCATTATTTTGGTAATATGCACGATATGCTTTATGAAGGAGTTCCCAAGTTGTTTGATCACAAAGTCCAAGATCAGGAGGACCCATTGGACCAAAAGCACATTGATTGTACAAGTGCATAATCTCGTCAATAAATGCACCTGTAGTTGTAGCAGCAGAAACTTTGTAACGATTCTGCCACCAAGAATTTGTACTTTCGTTAATTTCACCCACAGTCAAAGACTCAGTGGGATCGTACTTCACCAAAAGTGGAAGTGGATCAAATCCATAAGCACCATTTACAGGACTAGTTGCAGCAGTGTGTAAATTACCACTTGCCTGATTGTACAACTGTCCACGCAAAAAGGCCTTAGGAAAAGCTTCCTGCATTGAAATTTCAAGTTGAGTGAGTTTTGATTCTACCAAACTTAGAATTCTTTGTGCATTTTTCCTTTCTTCTTCATGTGAAATTGACACGGGTGACGCCATAAAACGCCACTGATAATGTGCCTGTGTAATTCCTCCAGTTGGAGTCAAGGGAAGTTCATCATAACCACTGAAGAAATCAACCGGAGTTGTTTGATACATCAAATCTTCAGTGAGATAAGTTCCCCCATTTTCGCCCTCCCAGAAACCCTTCGTTTTAAGAGCATGAAAAAAAGCATTAGAAGTACTAATTTGATCAGTAAGTCTCTTTTTGTGATTGGCCAGACTGGTGGAAAAAAGGTCATCAAAATTCATGGTCATCGAGTTTGGTTGACTCGATGTTCCGTAAGTCGCCATTTAAACTACTCCCACTTTTCTCCGCGAGATGCTGCTAAAACTGCATCGCGGATTGACGGATTTTTCGGTGGCTGAATTCTTTTTTCACCAGCATCTTGACCAGAAGCAGAACCTCGTTTATTAAAATTATCAGCTTGACGTTTGAGACGTTCTTTGTTATCACTCGTCTTTCCAGTTCGAAATCTAACGAGTTCAAGTTGCTCCGCGAGAAACCTTTTCAACGGAACTTTAGGATTTGGAGACATCACCTCAAGTTGTTTAAAAATCAACCCAGCTTCTTCATCAGAAACTTCTTGATCTTTAATAAAACTATCAAAGTCATTACTGAATTGTCTTTCAGCTTGGGATTTTGCAGAACTTTCAAATCGGTTATTTACTTCTCCAAGTTTATCTGCAAGAATTTCCTCAATTGCATCACCAAGTTTCTCGGAGACATGCTTATATTCTTCTCCAAGATGGCCCTTGATGATATCCTTGATTGCTTTCTTAGCCTTATTTTCTTCCTGTTTTGTTTCTGCTTTTAAAAGACCTGCTTGACGGGCCAAGTTCTCAATTACTGTTCTTCCATTAGTGGGATCTTCCAAAGCATCAAGAAGTTCAAGAGCTTCAGTTGTTCGTTGATCTATTTTATCATCTTGCTTATTTTCTTTATCATCCTGTTTAGTGTCTTGCGTCGAATCAGTTTTATCTTGCGTCTGATCTTTATCTTTGTCAATGTTGTCATCGGCCATTATTCCTGTACCTCCTTTATCCCATACATAGCTTGAAAGTGAGCATAGAATTCAGGAATCGGCCCATGACCTTCTAGCCAAGAAACAAATTTAGCTGCTTCTTCATCAATTCTGTTATTTTCAAACATGAAAATAAGAAATTGATTGATATAAGGACTCCACAGTTTTTCAATTGCTGTGGCTCCAACTGATTTTCCAGTTTTAGCAGCACGAGCAATTGATTCAGCTAGAACTGCTAGAATAAACATATCACGACGAGTTGTGTCGTAACTATTTGTTGAACCACCTACGAACGGCATAATAGAATTCTCCTTTACT